AAATCTTCCTCATCTACGAGAGTAAATTGTCCTTGGGTGAGTTTAATTTTCATATTAAAAGTACGGATTAACTCCTCCGTAGCCGGTTGCCGGGTCAGGCATACGGTAGCCTTTGGGCTTGTCCAGTTCAAAATAAGTCCTCATCATCATCATATCGGCAAAGTCCGGGGAGTGACCTAAACTTTCTTTGATTTGCTCTTTGGAAATAATTTGCAGGGTGGTCACATCATTGGTCACTTTTCTCCTTATTTGCCCCAATTCCTCAATTATTGAATCCCTATCGTTCTCACTCAACTTAGCGGTCACCGCTACCAGATGGGCATTAACCTTTTCAGCCAAAAGATAGGAGCATTGGGTTTTGAGATTCTTGAAGTTTTCTTTTTTTAGTTGGGAACTGTCTAGGGAGGAGGGGGTTTTAATCGGGGCGGCGTTGTTCACGAAGCCCTTGCAACCCCTTAGATTGTCAACTACGCCGCCGCCAACCCCATCTTCATCAATAACGGTGTGGGAACGGGGGATTCGGTAGGTGGAGAGTAGGGTGCGTATTTGCGTAGCCGTTTTTTCGGTATCTTGGTGCGTTTTACTCAACACCTTTTGTAAGTCGTAACCCCGCCATATCCCCAAGACGGTTTTATCTGACCCAAATCTTGCTATATCCGCCGTTAAGTACATTTGTTCGCTAAACTCCGGCACGTTGGTAAACATATCCACGATATTGTCGTAGTCAATTAAAACGGTATCAGCTTCCTCATATTCCCAAATCCCATCTCTTAACCGGGCTTTAGTAATCGGGTCACTTATTTCATTTAAGGTCTTGCCGTAGTGTTCAGCCGTAAACGCATTGTCCATGAATAGGGATTGGGTAAAAGAGTATTCGATTGGTAATCGTTTTTCCTTCCAAGGCTTATAGAAGATTCGATAAAGCCAATTTTTAGTTGGGTTAAAGGTTAAAAGAAACTTCGGGGTTAAAAGATTAAACTCCTCATTCTTCCATCTGCCCACTCTACTCTTTAAGACATCAAACGCCCCAAATTGCCATTCCCCGACTTCCTCGCCCCACCCACCGGTATATTCAGTCGACCCAAACCGCTCAAACATGGGGTCAGAGGGGGCAAAGTTCACATCTAACAAGTCGATTCGAGAGCCGTTCACAAACTCAATGTAATGGTATTGTCCGTTTAGTTTCCAATCTGTCGGGGGGATATGATGGTACTTTAAGACTTTCGCCCAAGTTAGGTAGGTCGAGGACATCAATCTAGTTAGTTCCTTCCGAGCCATGAACCATTTTGAACCGGGATAGCGGTAACAGTTAGTTAATAACCACTCACAGCCTAACCAAGTCTTGCCTCCCCCTGCCCCGCCCCCAAACCCCACGAATCGGGTTACCCCATCAAATAATTTCAGGTAGCAATCGTATTGTTTCGGTTGGGGTCGTATTTCAGGCGTGATGGGCATTTTTCCTCTTAGTGACACCTAACTGCAAAAGAGAGTAATTGGGGCATTTAGGCTCGTCACACGCCCAAATAAAGCCTAATCCATTGATGAAGTTCTCATTCCGGTAAACCAATTTAGTACCGCATTGAACGCAATATGTCTTTTCAGGTTTCTCAAGCATAGTGTCACTCCGAGTATTGTTATAGGATGTGGGGTTAGAAAGGGTGGAGGGAACGGGGAGGGAACATGGTTTTTGTGGTGGGTCGCCTCCGGGGGCTTTTCTGTTTCCCGGTCTTTCTTCTCCCTCTTTCCTTTTACCCTCTCCCCCTTTTGTGTGTTTTTTGTCTGCCTGTGTGTGTACTGATTGGTTTCCACTCACCCTCCCACTTGTATACTGTCAATGTTGCTTCATCTAATAACCTCGCTTCTCCACAATTCAAGCAAACATAAGACGTTCCCGGTGGTTCTACTTTGATATACCAATGGTTGCAACTCATTTACACCCCCGCTTACACAATCCCCACGCCGAACCATGAGGGCATAATATCGGTTTGTTTTGTTTCTTTTGGGGTTTTGTTTCAGGGGTATGCTGTACAGGATTGGTGATGGTATAACCTGATACTGTCGCTATTGTCTTTCCGTACCGGGTGATTTGGAATGGTAGCACCTCAAGTAGTGCTTTGAGATTTCCTCTGGTGTATTCAATGCTGTACTGTTTCACTACTACAATATACTTTAATCGGTGAGTGTTGTACAGAATGAACCGCTAGAATAGGTCTAAATCGGCTTTTTCTTCCCGGTCTGGTCTGTTAGTAAGGGGGAAACAAACGTAAATCCCACCACTTTTTCTCCCTCCGAGGTTATATCGTGGCGGTCAACAAGTTTACCCCTCATCTTGAGGGAAGTCTCCAAATACTTTTGCCTTGTCAAGTAGTCAGGTCTTTTCCGTCCGGTTATGCCGTTAGGTATAGTCGCTTTTAATCCTTCTTTCGCCACACTCGACAACAAATCGTCCGGTAAATCATGTTCCAATAACTCCTGCCAAGTCTTAGTCGCCTCCAATTTACCGGGGTTTTTTGCATAGTTTGGGGAATATCCCGCCTTGACCATAGCCGGATAGCTTTTGCCACCATTTTTCAACATTTCGTTCAGTACCCGTTTTTGTCTTATTGCTGTTTTAGTCATAACTTGTACCCGATTTGTTAGGCGGTAACTCATTAACTACAATTTTCTCACGCCGCCGCTTTTCTTCTAACATGAATATAGCATAACTTTTCGCTTGTAAAGCGTTCCGGCGGTCAAACTCTGCCCGGTCTTGCTCACTTAACCACCTGTCCATCTGCCTCCATCATCTTTTCTGCTTTGTCGGCTAGTCGGTTTACCTCCTCTGTTAAGATTAGAAACCTGATGTTTTTTGCGTCTATGCGTTCAATGAAGAATTGCGATACCCCCGGTGGTAGAAACATATTAACGGCAACAATGCGACTTTTGCCCATCTTTCCCGGTTTGGGCAGTTTAATCGGTTTTGTTCCCAAGTATAACGGATCGGATTTAATGGTGGTTTTGCCTTGTATTGCTTTCAAAAGTTAAAATACCAAGTTTTTCGCTTGGTTCTCCTCTCTTTGACCTCTTTTATGACCAGTAACCCCGGATTTCTGGCACTAGCCCGGTTTGAGATATATCCCCGGTGTCCAATCGCCTCGAACCTCTGTTTTGACTTGTTGAAAAAGAAGCAAGTACCCTCTGGAAACCCGGCATAATCATATAGTATCCAATATATCACCATTACCCCAAGTATACCACCTCCAACCGCCTGTACTTGACAGGGGATATCACCTGTGCTAGTATACGCTCATTATCTAGTTAGGAGGTCAATACAATGACAATACCAACACCAGTTCTCAACACTTTTGACCGGGTAGGGATTAACTACCAATACTATCAAGACCGCACCGACAAGGTGACAGTCTATAACCGCTTCGGCGGCGGTTCTTGCGAAACCTCCCCGCTAGTCGCCTACCTCATTGATTGGGTCTATCGTACCAACAATGATTACGACCTCGGCAGACCTTCCAAGGTGAAATATGGCGATTTTGACCGGGTTCGGTACTTTGTTTTAGACCAAGACAGTAACGCCTACTACACTTGTTTGGATTAACTATGAAATACTTTGTAGCCGTATCAACAGACAATAAAAAAACTTGGGCAAGTAACCTGATGACCTTTGACACCCCGGAAGCGGGGGAAGCATACGCCTCGAACCTCATGGACAGATGGTTTGCGGTTACTGATTATCGGATTTTAGACGCTGACAAATATAAAATTACAAACTATCAAATCGAGGTACTATGAGTGCTTTTCTAGTCGAGGACAAAACCATTAACAGTATTTTAACCGCTATCAGACCGATTTTGCGGGATTATGTCAATTATGATGATGAAAACAGCCGGGAATTGCTTTTGTTGGAGTTCGACAGCGACACTTGGGCGGCGAAATTAGGGCAAAAGATGTTTGACTTTAACCTTGAGGCGTTGGGTGAGCGGTATGAAAGCACATTGACTGACTGGCGGACAGACGGCAAGGGTTACGCCTACCAGCCGGAATATACCAGCCAAATCCAGGCGATCAAATCTTTTGGTTGCTTCCTGTACCAATGCTGTGAGGGTGATATACCCAAAAAACCATTTTACAAGGCGTTGAAATGGGCAAAAGACCACCTAACAGAAACTTTTATTATGAGTTTGCCGGAATATAACTTGGCAGATTGGAATTAAATATGAACCAATACCGACAGCAAGCCCTATCCGATTTACTGGAAACTTACGCCAACATTATGTTTGAGGGTTACTTAACGGCAGAACACTTGAACCGGGCAATTGAAGCCGGAAAATATAGTGGCAAGATTTACGAAACGCACAAAGGCAAAGAGGTTTTGGTGTGTGACTTGCGACTAGAACCAGGAGAGGGTACTTACTGCATTTTTGAGGGTAGCACTTGGATTGTGGCTTGGTATGACATTTTGAACCGTTGGTACAGAGAAAATAAAAAGTTTTTCGACAAAGAAATTACAGAGCGGTTGAACCGCTAGAAGGACACTATGGGAACTCGTTGTCAGCTTGGATTTTACGAACCAGGCGAGAAAGATTTTAACAAGTATCAGGCGTTGATTTATCAGCACTATGATGGCTACCCGGAGGGTATATACCC